ATCTGCTTGACGAACCACCGCGCCCGCTCCAGATTCGTGTACTTCGATTCCGTTTCAGGGAACTGCCCACCAACCATTTCGTCCGGCAAGTGGCTAGGAACTAGGTCGTTTGGCTTGTAGTCAAACACTTCTGGAGCCATCTTGTCAGGCCCGACGTACTCCATGATCCTCTGTGTATCAAACCATTGTAGAATAAGGTACTTTACCCTCATCCCGACAGACTTGTTCGCCTTCTCGACCCTAGCAGCAATTCCTTTTCCTACCGGCCCAATGGATTCGAGCATCTTGTCAGCAGTGTCGCTGGCTATCTGCAATTTCATATTTGCGCCGAGATTTCCCAAATCCTCAAGCCCAAGTTGCTTGCCTTCCTTGCTGTTAAGGTATTCAAGAAACTTGAAGTGTTCAGATTTAGGATGTACATCGGGCAGAACTGATTGAAGAATGTCCTTTGGATTCCCCTCCACGCCGTAACGAATATTTGGCTCAAAGACATCGAAATGCTCCATCTTTGGGCCTCCAGCATTCATATGATCGTAGCCCATCGGTGGGTTCATTTCTGCCGATAGACTCTGATCCATCAGTCTTTCTAATTTCCTGATCGTAGTCTCAATGCTTGCTACATCGCCTACGATAGATCGTCCCAGCGGCTCCCATGCCCAGTCGTCAACCGTGTACTGGATAATTGGTATACGAGGGTCCCAGTCGAAGGCGGGGCCGTCATACATTGGCTTACCCATCCCTGTTGAGGTGATGATGAGCCGCAGATTGGGGTATACCCGGCAATGCTGTGATTCGGCAGGAATATAGTATGGTTCTCCATTCCTCATCCCTCCAAATATTTGTTGCCCTACGAATGGGACACGGTAGAACCACGTCGTTCCCAAGTCTCCCATCGGGAGTTCGTATCCTGTATTGTTGATCCGCAAATCGCGGACGAAGGTGTAGCGAATTTCAGCGTACAGATTACCGAATGTCCTGCCCGTATCCCCGTAGCGGTTCCGCTCCGCATAATCAACTCGCTGCGCTTGCATCCGTGTCTGATAGTTCCGACGCGCCCCTACAGTCTGAATGTCCTTCTGAAATAGGGGGAAACGTCCATGCGCCTCAGCGATAGGCATGTAGTCATAGACCGTGACCGCGTAGGCGTCCTGAATGTCGTTGGTGCGGGAAGGAATCTGCGTAGGAATCACGTCTAAGAGTCCTAGCGCGTCAAATTCCATTCTCCTCTCGCCATATCCGTACTCTGTAGCCCTTACCTTCGGCCACAAGTATCCGATCCCCATGACTGAGGCATACTGGAGAACTTTCAGGATTTGGAATGGGAAGTCGCTTTCGAGATAAACGCATTTGCTAACCCGCGTCAACATCTCAGCCATTTTTTTGTAAATCGGGGAGTCTGACCCATAACCGGCAATTTCACGAACCTGCGCCAGTGTCTCGCAGAACTTCCGTATGTCATACTTAAGATTATTAGTTACTAAACTTGATCGGCATTTGTCGTTGAATACCGCATTAAAAACTCTGAGATTCTTAGCGAGGTCTTTGTAGCATTTCTGCGCTGATAGAAAACCTTCGCCCTCGCTAACTTGATCCTCAACCCACGAATAAATTTCTTGAGGATGCGACCAGAAGGGGGGGCATTGCCACGAGCTTGTCTCGTTTTTATCGCGAAAGTAAGACGAGCTTTCTCCCATTACTGGCAAGGTTCATCCCTAATCTCTCCCGGCCCATCTTGGTTCCCTACGTCAAGACGAGTTTATACAAGTGCCTACTCCTGCGGAGTATAGCGCATATCTTCCTGCTCGTCTATATAATTGTTTGACTGTACCACGCCAAACATGCATCATATGGAGTGAGGTGCCTTATGTCGGTAGGAAATTGGTTCTGGATAATTTACGTCATCGCCATTCTGTTCGGGTCATGGTTCAACTATGAAGCGGGACAACCGTTGTGGTATCGCAGGGCTGGAGCCTACGCGATTCTCTGGATTCTGGTCGGATTTTTGGGGTATAGGGTTTTCGGCTTCGTCGTGAAGCCGTAGAGAGGTCCATATTATGATCTTGCTATTGATCGTCCTGATTGTCCTGTTCGGCGGCGGCGGCTTCTACCTTGGTCCGGGGCCAGGATACTGGGGTGGCGGAAGTTTGAGCCTGATATTGCTTATTATCCTGATCGTTCTCCTGCTCCGGTAGCGTAACTCTGTACCGCTTCAAACTCTCCATGTCGGTCAGGTACGACCTGCCACAGGTAGGGCACATCGCGCCCGCTCCCCACCAATACTGAAACACTGTTCCGCATCCAGGAAAGTATGATCTACTGTTCTTCAATCTGGCTGCGATAATCTTTGCCCATTCCTCTGGGGACATATCTGACTTGCCGCCGTCGCATTGACGCTGAAGAAGGATTGGTCCTACGACTTTATCTGCACCCATCCGTAGCTCCCTTTCGTCAAAGTGTTTAACGATATTCCGCTAGGCATTTCCTGCCCGATACACTTCCTCGCGTTTTCAAGAGAATCTACGAATATCGCATCCCCAGCGGATAAATGGTTCTCAGCATGGACCATCTTATATGCTCCTGCCCTTGGAGTCCCAAGTAACCTTCTTGCCACCTTAGCGGCTTGCGCTTCTGCAAGGATTCGCTTCAAGGTAGGATCAGTTACTTCACATTCCATTAGACATCCTTGCATTTATAGCTTCCTGTCGCGTCTTGAATACTCTGCATCCGGGATAACAGTCCCACCACAACTCTCCGTTTAGAGCGTATCCTTCCCCGTTAGGGTAAGCAGGGTGCCGGTCAGGATGGAGATGCCTCTCCCTAACTTTAGCGGGAACAATTCTGTATCCTCCGCGACCAGTTCCGCGATCCCTCACCCATACATTTTCACCGCGCTTGAAGCGGAATACTCCTTGCGGCCAATGGGATTTATACCGTTTGCCATTCGCAGCAAGGACAGTGAACATTACTGGCTGTAGCTCTATTTCAGCGTGAGTAGATTTCATTTCTTTTCAGCTTTCTTTGAAATCTTTACACCGCTATATCTCCTAAAAGCGGCTGTCGATCTGTTGTCCCGCCACACCCTGAATTGCAACTTCTTCCCAACCCGCCGAAACTCAATATAGTGGTTCAGTAGGCAATCACAGCATTGGATATGATCCCCACTCATGGATATATCTACCCATGTCCCATCTTGGACGTTGATGTAGTTTGCTTTTGCCACTAGATGACCTTGTAGTACAGGCAACGCCCCCACTCTTTGGGAACACGCTTCGCGCAAGGACCATAATCCCAATCCACTAAGTCCTGCGGCACACGGGTCATGTGCGGCTCTGCGTGATGCTCGTGAACGCGCCACAACTCTGTTGCGCCTAGCATGTCGATACTTTGACCGGGAAAGCATATCCTGTACCCTTCAGGACAGTTTGGCTGCATCTTCTCAATGTAAGCCTTCTTGCGTTTTTCCCAATCCTTTTTCCCTTTGGCGGTAAGGAAAATTTCTACTGTTCCATCGGCAGTACGCCTTGTGGCAACCATCTCATCTTTCAACTTGAGTTTCTCTGTTACGTTAGGCACGGGAACCTACCTTCTTACCACGGCGGTAGGCTTCGGCAATGGCGTTGTTAGCCCTGATAGCGATTTCCTTGTTGACTCCATCGAGAGTTGCTAGTTGCTCAGGAGTACACCCCAAGTCCTTCACCGCCTCTGGAATCTCCAGTTCTGTATGCCCCGGCATGGTTCTGCCCCATGGGGAAGAATGGGAGAAAGGGACTCCTAGAGGTGTAGTATCCACTCCACACGTCGGACAGTATTTAAGATTTGGCACCGCTGGCTCTGGAGTCCGGTATCCAGCGTGTATGGCTCCCTTTACGAACTCCAAAATCTTATTACCTTCCTCTTCGCTGAGGGTAACCGCTCCCATAGCCTTTGTGACGCGCATGTAGGCCGATTCCTGTTCCGTCTCAGGCGATAGGAAAGAAATCTTAAGATACTCTTTGAACATTCGATTGAATCGCTCTGTTGCTGGAACGTCTAGGTCATAGAACTTATCTGTAACCGCTTCTCGCTGCTCATGGGTAAGCAGGAGTGGATTCTCAACAATCCAGCGCAGGGCGGCTTCGAGTATTCTCTGAACCCCCGGAAATCCCATCATGGCGGACAGTTGAACCCTCACATGCGGTGGCAGTACCTCAATCACCGCGTTATACATTCCTTCTGGTACCACATACTTTTTCTCGCTCATTTTATCTCCCGGATGATTATTATACTCCTGCGCTTTGCGTCTTTCCTGTTCCTTTGCAGTCAGGGCATTTTACCTTGCCGCCCGGAGGTGTGTAGAGCGTGGTTATGCCAACCGATCTGGCCTTCATCACCAGAACGATGTATCCTGTCCCATCACATTGCTTGCAAGGTTTACTCATTG